ATAAATAAAACAGTTAAGCAACAAAAATTCCCGCAATTTCTTGTTGCGGGAATGGTTGGATGAATCAATTGGCGAGAATACACGTCACATTGTAGCCGTGATTGGTCTCTCACAATCATACATGGATAACATGGCGATAATCTCACCAATGGTATCTTCTTCTCGTTGTTTGTACAATTCAGACGAGTGTGATGTGTCTGCAACAACAGAGATATAGCGGCAGATTGCAGATGACACAAGATAATCATGAAGCAACGAGGTCAGGCGCTCAGCGAGGAAGCGTGCATGCTCATAGTTGATGAGTATGGTATAGTCGTAGCTCTCGCGATAGTCGTTATAATCATCCGTCATTGTAATTTTCTCTTCTCGTGGAGAAGGAGGCGCGAACTGAGATAGTTGCAGCATGGAATGCGTGTAGGCATTGTCAAGTTCGCGGATTACAATGTCAACATTACCATCCTCTACAATATCCTTCATGCGGTGCTTCACATGCTGATTATCCTGCAATCTCAATGCAACAGCTTCAGCTGACAGGAATCCTGCTTGAGCGATGTCATAGAGAAGATTCTCCGTCTTCAGTCTTATTGTCACTCTCGTTGTGCGTGGTGTTCTACAACTATTCATATCTCACTTCGTTATTGGTTAGTGGTTTTTTGTTCTTCGGTGCATGAGCGCGGCGAGGCTGAATACGAGCGAAGGATGCAGCATATAACTGTTGCAACGCCTCTGCTGCCATCTGCTTGTAATTCCCTGCCTCTGCTGGGTCTGTCTGCAATAGCCATTCAGACAGGGCGTAGTTCACAATATAGGAATGAGTAGAAGTGGCGAGTGAATCAGCTTGGCCACTCGCGTAATTGGAAGGAACGCGGAGAACGAAGGTGATTACATTATCTTCTTCCTGCTCGGTCACTCCGCTACCCCATGTCATTGTTATTGCGTTATCGCCTGCAACGGCCTTGCGTGTTGCTGATAATAATATATTATCTGCCGTCGTCGCACCTTCTACAATGTATTCAGCAAGAGCAATCCTCACATCCTTCATTGCCGTTTGCACGGAGCGCAATATCCGTTCTTCATCTATATCCTGAATGTCTTCCGCGTGAGGTATCTGCTGCGTTCCCTTGCGAGAACGGCCGATTTGCCACGATGTTTTTGCAATTTCGTGGAGCAACTCGGTCAAGTATATATGAATCGTCAGTGTCTTGTTCATATTACAACCAATTTATCTTGTCAATATTTTTTACCTTCTTCGGCTCTTTCCTCACTGGTGCCGAGCGGTGGCCTGCGAGAGATTCCTTTAACAGGGTCAAATAGGCGTTAGCCTGCTGAGATACAACCTGCAAAATATTCGCTGGTGCCGCGTTCTTCTCTGCGTACAAGGACATGATAGTCCATGCGGCTACATTCTTGTATGTCTGCTGTAGTGGTGCCTGTTCAAGGGCGTAACGTGGCGGCATTGAGAGCGTGAGTGTAATGCTTCCCTCCTCTTCACTGAAAGAGGTCATGTAACGCTCGCTTGCCGTTGTGATTACAGACCACACGTTCGTCCAGTCAATTTCGGCAAAATGGCGCGTATAATCGTCAATTCCGAGTAGCTGAGGTTGTTGCTGTTGTTGTAGCTGTCTGTTTAGAATCGCTACAGAACGCGAAACAATGTCTATAACGTCCTCCTTCTTGATGACTATATTCATTTCTCCTCCTTTCTTCTGTATAAAGACCATTGCATGAAGCGCTTGCGTCCCTTTTCCACGAGTAACGGGTGCATCTCATTACCTGCCTTGTCTCGCGTGTGATAGAAGCAATTCTTCACGCAATCCTGCATCTTCATTGATTCTTTGACGTAGTGTTTGCGCTTTAGCCGTCTGAACTGAGAGCGGTCGAAGATAATCACCTTGCCTCTAACAGTTGAAGGCATCACATAATAGCGGTTGCCGTTGTCCTTGGCTGATGCCGATTCCGCCATTCTGACGGCCTTACTATAGACCATCTTTGCTTTTAATCTTTTAAGTAATCTAATCATATTCAATAATTTAACGTTTTTCGTTGTCAATATTTTTACCTGGTATCTCATGTTGGAAGACTTCTTCAACATATCTTGTCTTGTCAACTATCTTTGGAAGCGGCATCTTAGAGAAGCAGATGTGCATACCAATCGCTCTTGTCATTAGCAGGTCATCGTGGCAGCCGAGAATGGCACCAAATGCGCCATTTGGTTTGCGCTCATAGCTAATCATTTCGTCGAGGCACCTGCCGTCTCGCTCAACATAGAGCCTCTCTCTCACCGCTCGCTGCAATGCACTGACGACAATTGGCTTGGTCGCCGTATTGGTGTGGAACCCATATTTTCGCGGCGCACCCTGCAATATTTCTTCTTCTGATTGGTCACGTGCATATAGATTAGGATAATAATCCTTGATGCGGTTGAGGATATAACCAGATTGGTCGCCGTCCACCATTCGCTCCCTGTCATGCGTCTCTAACGTGTTGGATTCTATCACCAGTTCTGCGTTGTCGTAATATCTGCTAATCTGTGCTGCTTTCCATGCGAGAATGTCCATGTCTATGTGTCCGTACCACTGGGCCACAACCTCGGGTTTTCCACCCCACTGCATGGCGAACCTATCGAAGACAACAATAACCGACCAGTCTGCCTTGGAAGAACGACCACCGATGTCTACAACTGTCAAATATCTGTCAGTAACCACCGTGTTATCGTTGAATATCTCTGGATATTCCCATATTGCCAATCCACCCTTTTTTTCTTCGCTGAACCGCACATTAGACAAAGCCTTCGCGCCTTCGTTAGCGTCAGCCACTATATCGCCGACAGCACGAGGAGCCTTGCATGTGTGACGCAATTCCTCTACTTGATGGCGGTCGAAGACGATTTCGCCGCTGAAGCTGAAGGCTTCAATGTAATCAGAGGGGTACTCTGAGGCCATACGGGCATGGTCTGAATATTTTCGGCGCTCAGCTATGTACCAGTTTATGGCCTCCAATGTCGCACCCTTCTGCCATAGCCAGTAGATGTATTGGCCACATTCCTCACGTTCAGAAGATGCTTCTGTGTCGTTCCTATGTTCATACATTGAACACGCGAAGCTCTCTCTCTCCTTATCGTCTGCGAATGGCAGAACATAAAGGTCGATGTCATACCAGCATATAACGATAGCTTCAAATTGCGATTTCCCCTCAAAGGCCGCAAGGAACTCGCGGTGGAAGAAGTTTCCTACACCCTTAGCGGTTGATTCATACACTATCATTGTGCGATGCTTGTAGAGGACGCCTGAACAAGCCGACTGAACAATATCCTCTGGGCTTTTCCCGTCCGTTGTCTTCCATAGACCAACCTCGGAAAGGTGGATAAGGTTGTAGTCACCACCACGGCAGGAATCAGGACGCTCAGCGGTTCCGACCTTAATCTTACAATCTCGCTGAGGAACACGTTTAATGGCTCCGCTGTGGCCGACATTAACAAATGTAGATTCACTCGCCTTGTATTGCTCTCCAAGCTTATGTAATATCCATGAAGGCAGCTGCGTTACTGCCTTATTGAACATATCAAGGATTTCATCCGATGCAATAGACTGATGAGCGATGATGAGCGAGTTTAGACCATATTCCTGCGTTATCTGCATCCATAGCATGAACAACTGAATGAGTGTTGAACCGCCAAGCTGACGAGCCTTTAAAAGAATAATACGTATTGGCTTCTTGGCTTCGTATAGCTCCATGAAGCGATTGACCAATCTGCGTTGTGGGCGTGTCAAGCGAAAGAGGATGTCACGGCCTCCACCTTTCGCCTTAATATACAGGAACAAGGCCGAGAAAAAGGGGAAATCATAGCGGATGCGGTATCGAATGAATTGCTGCACAACCGTGTCACGTGCCTCTTCCGTGTTTTCCTCCTCCATCACCTCATAGAGGAAGTTCTCTATACTGCCATGCTTAACCAACTGCTTGACGAACGGTATCTTCAGCATCCTTTTAGGAACCAACTGCACAGGAATCGGGAAGTCATCTATCTCAATTTTATCGCGCTCGCCAAAATAGCCTTCCCCAGTTATCGGGTTAGGCTCATAATGGTAGCGCTTCATGCGCTCGTTGTCCTCTGCTATTATCCGCTCTATATCTTTCTCCATCTCCACCATTGTTTTTCAGTTATTAATAGTGAGCAGACGAAGCCAACCGCATAACAATAAAGGTGCAGTAGAGTATTCACACACGAAAATAATGCTGTCAGCGAACAATATAAGGCCACATGAGCAGCAATCACCCACCCTCTTGTTACAATCATCGAATATAGGCCAAGAGCCGCGAAGATAACCCCCGAAAAACCAAGTGTCCCTTCAATAAGGCAGGAAGGTGCCGTTACAGCGATGATGTAAGATGCCAGCAGATACCAACGCGACATGCGGTAATAGAACGCCAATTGAAGAATGCAAAATATATTTAAAACCGCATGAATCAAGTTGGCGTGAAAAAGGGGGTAAAATAGGCGATTTAAGGCCATATTCCGAGAAATTTGCACGGAATCTTGGCTGATGAACGATAACACGAAAAGCGCCAACGAGACCGCCAACAAGATATTTATGTCAAGATTGCTATTTTTCATCCTTATGCTTATAATATATTGCCTTTGCTGATGCCGATGTGAGAAAAAACGAGGATGCAGGCGTGTATATTATCTTGCGGACAATATTACACACGCCTGCATCCTCGTGCTTTCTCTTGCATTCGATGAACCGCCAGAAAAGCTCGTAGAACATTTTACGCTTCGTCTGCCTCATGTAAGACAGGTCGTCACCACGAAGCATCCGACGCATCACATAGATTGCGCGGTCTTCGCTTACCCAGTAGCGAGACGATGGCTGCTTGACGGCCTCTGCGAAGATGTCAAGGACATTGATATGCTTCACTTTTTTCATTGTCTCCCGACAGGCATGTATAACCTCTCTCGCTCTCTCGCCCTCGTATTCTATCGTACTAAACTTTTTCTTCATGCGGTAAAATGTTTTGACAATGCAAAGATAATAAATTACCGTTATAAAGATAAGCGAATTTGGCAGTTAACTATAATTACTTTTGCTTAAAAGCATAATTCAAAGCACTTAAACAAGTAATTATATGGCAGATAAACAAGTTAGTACGGGTGATGGCAACGTGAAGATTCCATCGGCAGGAGAGGCCACGCCTACACCAAGCAAGCGTGACGCATTCAAGAAGCGACTTTCTGAGAAATATCCCGACAAAAACTTTGATGATGAAGAGGCTATGTTCGGCCAGATTTCTGACGACTACGACAGTACGGAGAGCGAATTGAACCGCTACCGCGAAGACGAAAGAAAGTTAACGGATATGTTCAACGCTGACGAACGCAACGCAGCACTGTTTGCCGACTTCGCCAATGGTGGCGACCCTCGCCTCACGCTCATCAAATTGTATGGAAAGGATGTCGGCGATATGGCCAACGACCCAGAGAAGCAGGAAGAGGTGGCAGCGGCGAACAGAGAATATGTTGAACGTGTCGCCAAGGAAAAGAGCCTTGAAGAGGAATATAAGAAGAACCTTGACGATTCCTTGCAGGCCGCAGACGACTGGCAAAAGAAGAACAATTTGACAGACGAACAAGTAGATGAAGCCTTTCAGTTTATCGTTCAGATTGCATCAGATGCTATCGTAGGTAAGTTCACAGAAGAAAGCCTTGACCTCGCCCGTAAATCCATCACGCACGACATGGATGTGCAAGAAGCAGGAAACGCGGGGGAAATCAGAGGTCGCAACGCGAAAATAGACATGAAGTTGAAAAAAAGTAAGAATAGCGATGGTGTTCCTTCACTCGGAGGAAAGAGCCGTGGCGCGTCTAAAAGTCAGAGCAGCCCTGACCTTGGCGCACTGGATGCTATCGCCAGTCGCGGAAGCATTTGGGATTCTGACGAAAAACGAACAAAATTCAAATAAACCAAATACAATTATTAATCACATGAAACAGACTATCAGTTTTAAAGGAGCAATGAAGTTTGTTGGCTTCCTGCTTCTTAGTGTATTATGCTTTGTCTTGGGTGCAGGCGGTAATGTCATGATGGCTGCCGCCGCCGATTTGCCAGACGCAGGTAAGACCGACAGCGGCACGGCAAGCCCAGAAAAGCCTATGGATGTTGAAGGTGCCGCCACCATGCAGCACGGACGAGAGAACGGAGACACCGATTTCTACGTTAAGGACATTGACCAGAAGATTTGCAAGATTCGTCCTATGGCAACGCCGATTGACCAAATCAGCCGACAGGCAAGCGCCCAACAGACGGATTCATTTATTGTCAAGTACTACAGCGTAGGAACACGTCCAACTAAGACCCTTCTTAAAGAAGCGGTAGTTAAGCAGACTGGCGGCGACCGCGTATCACTCAAGGTTGAAGACCCAAATATCTTCACTATTGATGATACCATCCGCGTGTGCGGTGTTCCTGCTGTCACCAAGGAGAATGGTTCCGCCTATGATGCCAAGAAGGAAGTGGTGCCCGACCTCGTCCTTTGCGTGTGCGGAAAGGACAGCGAAGGTTATCCGCAGGTGTTTGCTGTTAATGGTGAGATTTCAACCGAGACGAACAACAACATTTGGCTTCCTGCCATCAACGCAAAGACTGTTCTTGTACGTATGGGTAAGTCTTGCGGTGAATTGGATGTACAGACTGGCCGATTCAACAATCTGCCGACCGCAGAAGAGCAGTACTGCCAGAACTACATGATTCAGGTGGAACAGTCTACGATTGACAAGATGAGCGACAAGGAAGTTGACTGGAATTTCACCGACCTCGAAGAAGACGCTATCTACGACATGCGCGTTACCCAGGAGATGAGTATTCTTTTCGGCGACAAGAACGTTATTAAGCATGCCTCAAAGGATGGTATGGCTCGTTACTTCACCAAGGGTATTTGGTGGATGGGTTGCCCCAAATATACCATTGGCCATTGGGATGAGGCGACAAGCACTTGCATTATCGACGATGACGACTTGGTTGACTTCTCACGCGACATCTTTGTAGGTACGGGATTGAGTAACGGCCGCAAGATTATGTTCTGTGGCTCCGACCTCCTTGCTACCCTGTCAAAGGTTAAGTCAGAGAAATTCCGCCTGAAGGATTCTGTTGAGAAATGGAACTTGAAGTTTAAATCATGGGAAACCGACTTCGGCGAAATCCTCACCATTCACCACGAATTGTTTAACCAGTGCGAGATGAAGGATTGCGGCTTTGTGCTTGACCCCGAATACCTCACTAAGAAAACCTTCCTTTCGTTCAAGCGCAACATCCTTGACTTGAAGAAGGCAGGAATCCGCAACACGGATGCAGCGGTTTTGCAGGAAATCTCCTGCTTGTACCTACGCTATCCAAAGGCACATGCACGCGTGCAGCTTGCACATAAGTAAACTTTCCGCGCCATAAGAAATAGGCTGCTTCTTATGGCGCGTTTTTAATTATTAATGACATGAAAAAATATATTGCTCCCTGTACTATATCTCTTGACCTCACTTTTGAGGATGGAAGACACAGACATGTAAATTTCGATACCTGCACAGGGCTTGGAAGTTACTTCGTCACCAATGACCCAGAAGAAATTTGGGCCTTGGAGCACCACTACCTGTATGACAAGGAGTTTTTCTTGAATCGTGTGACGGAGGATGAGAAACCGAAAGAAACACAGGAGGAAACAAAAAGCGAAGAACCCGAGGTTGTTCAAGTTGACACGATGAGCGAAGCCAAGGAATTTCTTAACGAGCGCTTCGGTGTTCCGCGTTCAAGTATGAAAACTCTTCCACAGGTATTGTCTACCGCCTACGAGCATAAGGTAATCTTTAAAGGTTTGACGGAAGACAAGGAAAAGGACAACAACGACAAATAGTAAGATATGGAGACCTGCAACATTGACGATTTGGTGAAAGAGGTACGAGTGGCGCTTGACCAGAATATGGACGGCAAAGCTCTTTCCATGCTTGGAGACACCGATACGCTGACACTTGACGAGATTATACGCTCCACAATGGTTGACGCTGCAACGGCTATTGAAGAAGGTGCGCCATTGGAGATGTTGGAAGGGTGCGATGATGCCGTCAAGGAGGGAGAAGACTACATCGTATCATGGGGAAAGGAGAAGAAAGGTAGCGCCATACAAGCAGGAAGCGTTGCCCTGCCGAGTGATTTCCTTCGCCTTGTATCGTTTAAAATGAACGACTGGGATTGCGCCGTGTCAATGCCTACCGCACAGGAGACTCCTGCTTATGAACGTCTTCAAGACCAATATAGCGGCATTGGTGCGACACCAAGACACCCAGCAATTGCCATAGATGTACCAAACAACGTATTGGAGTTTTATTGCAGCGCAAAGAATGCCAAGGTCGCATCATTCAAGTATGTGCAAAAGCCAGTGGCGAAAGAAGGCAAAATTACTATATGCCCCAAGTTAAGACGCGCCATTGTGTACGCAAATGCAGCAATGTCCGCTGCCGTATTCTCATCCGTAGACCAAATGCAGGTAATGATGTCATTGGCATACAGACATGCCCATATTCAACCATCAGAAAAACAATAGACAATGACAAGAGAAGCGTGGGGAAATATCGAAGAACAACCGTTTAGGGTTGATGTCGGCACGTCTTTCAATGTGGCCATGTCTGCCTCTGTTCCTGCACATGTATTGTGCTTCACAACAGACGGCCGTATTGTACTGAATGAAACCGTATTTGGCGGTGCCAGTGTTATCTACATAAATGGCAAGAAATATATCAGCGACATCACTTCTGGCAGTGTAACCCTCCCGATGGCAGAGAGGGGCATAGACGGCCTTATGTATGGTGCCGACAAGGTAAAGCTTGACACCATTTTAGAAGGTGCAGAGCCTAACGTCGTTACTGCCGTTGCGTCAGACGCGCAGAGTGTCACCATAACAGACAAGGAGGAAACCCAGCATATAGCCGCCGCCCGTCAGTGGGCAGACGCGACAGATACAGAGATTGCCCAAATCAAGGACAATGCTACAGCTATCGGTAATCTTGTCAACGCCAACTACCTTGAATTAAAAGGAAATGTTGACAATCTTGACAACCGCATAACATCCGAGAAAGCCTACCTTGAAAAGAAAATAGACGACAATGCCGCAAAGGTGTCGTCTATAAGAATGGAGATTTACGACGACATCAACGAGCTAAGAAAGCGCCAAGACAAAACGGAGGATGATTTCAATCTGCTGGATATGCGGGTCGGCAACCTTCAAAGCGATAGCGCCAAGTTGAAGAAACGTGTTGATGCTAACGAGTTAGCCATTTACGAGGACAGCATAAAATTCAATAAGATAGAAGAAGATTTTACGGGTATTAATATCGTGTTGGAGAAGCTTCAGTCGCAAGTGGATGAATTGCGCAAGCAAATCGGACAGGGCGGCGGTGGCGTTTCTTCAGCCGACATTGAGATGCTAAAATCTCTTCTCACCCTCAATCAAACAGACGAATAAACTCATGAGTTAAAAACAAAATAAAAAAAACATGGCAAAATTCATTAAATTCAGAGAAAAAGCCTCTGTGTCGGCTTCAAAGGCTGACACAGAAGGCGCAGAAGGCCGCGTTGACGTGGTCAAGAGCGAAAATGCGCTCGTGTATGAAGCCTCTGCCGTTATCCGTGGAATCTCGGACACGCAGGCAGAGTATGTGAACCGAAAGGTTAAGGAGGAGAATGACGCGAAGGCGAAGATTTCGTTTAGCGTTTCACCTTCCGCAACTTTCGTCAAGGGTACATCAACGGCATTCACGTTGACCGTCACCTGTACATTTGCTGGTGCGAATGTTGACGCTGATGCACTGCCAACGATGACTGCAGGTGGTGCTTCCGTCACCGTTACGAAGAAGTCTACTGGCGTTTACACTGGCACGGTGAATGCAAGTTCGACTACCCTCTTTGATGTACATGCAACCGTGAAGGGCGTTGCAAGAACTGCATCAAAGACGGTTTATGCCTACAATCTTATTTTGTTTGGCGTCAGCTCCTACGAGACAGCACCTGTCAGCGATGCGGCTGAAATGGCCAAGTTCCTTGCTCAGGTCAACGGCACGAAATTGCAGAGCAATTCAAACGGTACGTATAAATTCTCCTTCACGGCAGACAAGCCCTATGGTTATGTTCTGATTCCGTCTGACGTTACTGTTTCGCCGAACTTGGCAAACAACCTCGCAGGCCGTGAAGGCCCGTTGCCAGTCAACTTTGTAAAGCAGACTGACGCAACAGGTTCTGGTATCACTTACAAAGTGTATCGTATGGCATCAAAGATGGGTGTAAGCGTCCATAATGTTGAACTTTATTAATCCAGAAAAAATGGCAAAAAAATACGGAGTAGCATCAGACTACATCAAATATACATCTCGTATCAAATCAGACACGAGTGACGGCGTTGCAGTTGAAGCCTCACAGGTCGTTGACCTTGAAGAGGATAAATTGCAGAGCGACATCAATAAAGAGTTGAAGGCATCTATCGCGTCCGCAAGCGGCAACACTTACTCAAAGAGCGAAATTGACGGCAAGGACACTGCCACGCTGACCTCAGCGAAGAGTTATGCTGACACCAAGAAGACGGAGGCCGTCAGTGCTGCCGCCACAGACGCAACCACGAAGGCTAACAGCGCCCTCGCTTCTGCCAAGAGCTACGCAGACCAGAAGGTTTCTGCCCTTGGAAGCGTGTACACAACTAAGGGTTCATGCACTGCCGCTCAGTTGAAGGCTCTCACTTCTGCGAAGGCTGGCGATGTGTGGAATATTACCGATGCCATAACCATTGACGGCAAGGCTTATCCTGCTGGCGTGAACGTGGTGTGTGTTACTGCTTTCGCTGGTACAATTGACCCTGCTACCACCAGGATTTGGGACGCTTTGCAGGGCTTGCAGGATTTGACGAGCTATGCCAAGTGGAGCCAAGTTGAAGAAGCTGCCATCAGCGATGTAGAATTTGAGCGAGACGTAGCTGGGGAAGATAACAGCTATACGTTTAAAAAGACCCTTACTTATGTGGGCGGCACTAAGAGAGAGGTTGATTTTGGTATCATTCTTGACCCTGCCACCTCCACCAAGGCTGGCGTTATGTCTGCTGCAGATAAGGTGAAACTTGATGCGGTGGATGGAAGGATTCAGGACGTGAAGATTGTAAAAGATACTGCCAACACTGAAGTAGGGTATAAAATTACGGATTTGAATGGCAAAAATAGTGTGCTTATTCGTTCTGGTGCTCAAATTTGGGATGGAGTAAGTATCGGTACAGGCGCATATATTCAAGATGGAGCAGGAATCGGCTATAGAGTTCAAATACAAGAAGGCATTAACATTGGCACTACTGCTGACAATGCTTTTGAAATATCAAATAGTAATGACAGGAATGCAAGAGTAGGTATTTATTACGGAGCAAAGATTTTTACCGATGCGTTAATTGGAACAAATGTAAAAATTGGTTCTAACATTGAGATTGGCACACATGGAGAATCAGATACTATTATCGTTAGAGGTATAGACCTTGACAATAAGATAGGATTTGGTTTGAACAGTGGTGATTTCAAATGGAAATGGGAAAACGGCGTTAAAACCGCCGCCACCACCGATGACCTCTCCGCTTTGGCATCTCGTGTCTCCGCATTGGAAGACCTTTTGAAACTGGCATAGCCAAACTAACATTTAGACAGGGTGTACAGATGTGCATCCTGCCTAATCCTCTCATACAAGAAATATGAATAGAAAAACGTACAGATGTGCCATTGTCATTACGGCATACAATGTTGAAAGATATATTGAACAGAGCGTTGCAAGCGCCTTGAATCAGACAGAGAAGTGTGAGGTCATTGTCGTTGAAGACAAGTCAACAGACGGCACGCTTGACATCCTCAGAAGAATCAAGGGAATCACTCTCTTGGAGAATAGCGAAAATGTTGGCGCTGGTTTGTCACGCAGACGAGGCATTGACTACGCAAGTGCAGATTATGTAATGACGCTTGATGGCGATGATTACATTGACCTTGATTTTGTCAAGAGACTGCTTGCTACAGCCGATGCCACGGGCGCGGATATTGTCAGCGGCGGCGTGAAAATCCTTAAAGAGGATGGCTCATGGGATGCAACGTCCTACGGCAATTGCGTTACGGAAGGCCGCGACAAGGTTGCCAAGTTTTGGGGCGAACGCATTGTGTTCATGAATAACAAAATCATCCGCAAGGAACTCTGCAACAAAGTCCCATATAGCGATAGACGTTACATCGAGGACACGCCGACCATTATTCCGATGATGTTCTTTGCTAACAAGGTGGCGTATGCCGACACTATCGGTTACACCTACCGAATGCGCAGCGATTCACTGACGCACACGACCAATATTCTAAAGGACGTAGTGTTTAAGGGTCTTTGTTGGATTGATTTGTACGAGTTCTTCATGACGCACGACCAAGGTATGTTTGAGGCTGTCAACGTGAAAGGATTTATCGTCAACATCATTGGTACGCTGAATAAGATTCACGTCACGCCAGAGATGGTTGCACCATTTGAAAAGGAATGGCATGAATTTACGATGCGCCTTTTGAACGTTATCGAGATTACGAATATTAATCTTGTCGGAGGGGAGAACAAGAAACAAGTGAAAAATTAATTATTAACTAAGTGTGGTTAAACGGCCTTCGGGCCAAACATTCTTTGGCAATGTGCAGATGTTGTCATTTCACATTGTCAGAGAATGTTGTTATTTTATAAGGTTATGGCAACAGTAGATTGGAAAAAGCTTGAAGGTCGCATTTTTAGGTTTGACGTGAATACTTCGACAGCGGATGCGTTGAAGGCCACGAATCCCGC